AACAGTTTGCGTGCCCGACTTCCATGCGCCATACCGGTAGTCGGAACGATTCGCGGCATTCAATGCCGGCACAATCGCAGCAGCGAGAGCTGCAATCACCCACGTCTGCCACTTAGAAAAAGAGATCGTGGACGTAGTGACCCAATCAGCCACAGCCATCGACACCACAATGGCAACAAAAGCCTTCACCGCAGAAGCAACCGGTGAATTAGCAAACCAAAAACCGAACCTGTCAATCAGAGACAATTTCGTCCAACTCCTCATCTATTCTCAACAACTCCCGCTCAACACGGGACAGACGTGTACCAAGGCCATCGACCTTCACATGCAAATCAGCAAGCGACTTACCGCCATTCGCTTCCGGCTGAATCTGCCTAGTGGACTCCTCGATCAACCGCTTCAACGGCTTAACAATCATCACCCTCCCGACCGCAACCAAGCCACCAATGAGCGCAATAAGGAAACCAAGTACGACAGCAGAATCTTGAACAGCCTTAACCCAATCCGGAGTGACATACGGCATCACAATTCCCGAGCCTGAACCACGAGAACTCCACCAAACCCGGAAGCACCACGAGGGGGAGTGGTCTGCACAAACTGCACATCCTCCACCAGCACCGCGTACTGCTCGTTGTTAATCAAGTCCTGCAACACCACAGGAACACCCGTGAGAAGGGCTGTACGCAACGACTGATACCGGGTGTAGGCATTACCCACAGTCCCGGTCCTGTTACCGAACCGGTCCTGCTCCTGGTCAAAACACACAAACGGCAAACGCCACTGTTGCTTACGAGTGACCGCCGGCAAAGCCTTAAACTGCCAGCCACGAAGTGTCGGACCAAGAGTCGAATCAGTAGAAGACCTACGCAACTCAAATTGCAGACCCATCGACTCTGTAGGAACACGTGGAAACACGGCAATCTCAGCAGAAGACGAAGAACCAGACAGTGTGTACAACGTGTTGATCGTGCCCGAAGAACCCACCGAGCTGACCACGATAGACCCGGCAACCGAATCTGAACGAACCGTCACCTGCTGAAACGTCTTAGGTTCCAAAGTTGAATACCGAACCTGACCAGTCACAAGCAGACCAGCCGACACGAGTGTCGTATCAGACTCTACGTAACCGCCCTGTCCCTCAACACCCACAACAAAACGATTAGACGTGCCGATAGGAGCCACACCAGTGACCGTCCCGGTCACACCAGTGTTCAAGTCGTAAGCCCAAGCGAACCTGCCGGCTTGATCAGGTTCAGACAAGTCCACTCGAATGAGACCAGACTTGAGCGTGGACGTACCGTCAGGTATCACATTTGATACACCGGCATAAATGAACCGGTCTTCACCGACCATGTGTTCCACAGACCCGAGGTCCCACACGAGGGGACCGTAAGATAAGGTTCCCTGATCAGACATGATTCCGATGCGCAATCCACGGTTAGTGCCAATAGCGACGAACGACCCGAGGTAGTTGTACAACCCGAGGACAGTCTCACCGTAAGGCAGCTCAGCCACAGTAGTGATTGCGTAAGTTGTGGTTGATGCACCGGCAGAGCTAATGTCAATCTTCTCAATCAACTGATAGATCGTTGACTTAGCCCCGGCGTAGCCACCAAGAAGAATTGACGAAGGAGTCTCAGCAGCCGAAGTCCACGTCCAGCCCGTAGGCATAGTCCCAACAGGAATGGCGGTAGGCAAAGCAGCGGGAGGTGAAGCAGGATTCTCCGGCAACCGGTACACACTGCTACCGATACACGCAAGGAACGACCCCTTAATCCACCATCCTCGACCACTCACACCACCAGTCGTGTACGCCTGCGTCACTGTGTTAGTGGAAGCAACAAACCTGTCAATACCGGAAGTACTGAAAGCGAACACTGTCGCACCACTAGACACAATCCAGTCAGGAACAGCGTTCCAGGTCCCAACACCGGTGGTGCTTGACGTACTTGTACGAGCAATGTTCGTGCTACTGCCGTACGTGTAATAGGCATTAGAGCCGGCAGATACCGGCTGAACTTTCCCAGTACTTGACGCCGCAAGAGACATCGACTTCAGCAACGACACCTGACCAGGTGTCCACACGTCCACACCATACGAAGACTTGAACCGACGCATCACCCGCTCGTCGTTAGTGCCATTGTTACGACTAGAAGGTTCAACAAAGTTCTGACCTGCACCGGCAGAAAAGTCACGCTGCGACCGAAGCCACCAGCCCGTCAGAGACTGCTCACCCGGGTCCTGTTGTGCGTCGAACTGTTGCTTATTGACCTCAACGAAACCACGCAACGACTGATACTCGTCCGAAGCAATCGACAAGAACGGTTGCCCGCCAACAGCCCACTCATACTGCACGTCACGATTCGTCCAGACCGTACCGTCCGAGGGTGTCAGGCCGAGACTAAAAACCTGCCGTGAGGCAATCTCGTACACCATTGCTACTGAACTTCAATCATGCCAGTGAGAGCAACAAAGTCAGCGGAAGTCATTGTTCCCGGTGCGGAACCAGTCAAGAAGCCGTTGTTGTATCGCACTCGACTTATCGTCGTCCCTGACGCGCTAATGAGTCCAACCGCTGCGTACACATTGCCGGCACTGTTAAACGAACCAGAAACTGTTTGTTGTGCTGAAGCAACAGCAGTAAAACCGGGAGGCAGTGCGAATGAGTACCCGCCACTGCCAAAAGTTGTAGTACTACCGGGCTGAAATTGGATTCTGAAAAACAGAATTTTTCCAATAGCCAAGTATCCACCAGTGAGAGTTCCGTTACCCAAAGATGGAGCCGTTCCTGAAGTAGTCCAAGTTGGCGTATACGAAGTCCACGAAGGTAAACCAGTCAAGGCAGTGATATCACTATTAGAACCAGACGCAGCAGCACTAAGGCTAGTCCTAGCAGCAGAAGCAGTGGAAGCATTAGTCCCACCATTAGCAACAGGCAAGATACTGGAGCCAACAGTTGCAGCAGCAGAAAGATCAAGTGAACCCCAAGTTGGGGCAGAAGAAGTAGTGGCCTTCAACACCTGACCAGTGGTACCAGCAGCAGTTGATCGAACCAGAGACAAGTCGGTCGCGTAGGTTACCCCGTTAGCCGTCATACTTGCTGAAACGACAACCGCATTTGCACCTGAACGCTGCAACGTAGTCGGATTTACCGACCCGCCAGTAATGGTAGGACTCGTGAGCGTCTTATTTGTGAGCGTCTGAGAATCAGTAGTGCCAACAACCTCGCCAGCCAAACCATGAACCCCGCTATGTTTCGTGGCAGTTTGACCATCCAGATACACGTGAAGGTTAGCCTCATTGAAGTCACGAGCCGAAACCCCGAGCTTGACACTAGCCCCATTCAAATGAATCTGCGGAGTCGTACTATCCACGCCACGAGTAGCAATCGTCAGCGTAGTACCGGCGGCAGAAGAAATCTCAACGACTTCCTCAGTACTCAAGCCCTCGTCAATAATGAGCGTGTACGGGTAACTTGCCGGGTATCCCGTGAATGTTGCTGCATCAACCGTCATCGACGTAGCCGAAGCAGACAGTTGAGCCGTCAAAGACGTGGCAATGGCAGTAGACGAATAATATCTGCGTGGCACGAATTACCTCCGGTAATGGACTGGCGTCGGATACTGGTCACGGAAGCGATCTGTTTCTTCCATCAACCGTTGCTGATACAAGGCGTACAAAGTCCGAGCAACCTGCGACCCGGAACCCGGGGAACGACGCTCATCAAAGAAGCCGGCACTAATTGAAGTCGGGTCAAGCAGAGACACATCAATGCCGGACACCAGACGTGCAGCAGCACCAAGAACCACCACATCCCGCATGTAAGCAGGAAACCCGGTAGTTGTTTCAAGAGTGTCAGACGGGGAAGACAACTCGGAAGGAAGTTTGAAGTAACTGATCTGCACTGTGCGACCAGGAGTAATCGAATCAAAAATGTCAATCGTCTTACCCGTAGCCCACGTAGCAGTGTTCACCACCTGATTAAACTTCCAACGCTTCACCGGAGTCCACAACTGTGAAGGACCAACAACCTGCCACGAGACATCACTCACGGCGTTCACATCAGCCGGCAGAGCATACGTAGTCCTCGGAGCTTGAAACGTGATCGTCGTAGACGCAGAAGCCTGAATCTCCTTGCCAATGGCTTTGATCGTAGAATTGATCTGCGTCAAAACCTGATGGCGTGGAAACAACGGACTAAACGTCACCCGGGCATTTGACGAGTGAGCAGCGGCAGTAGAACCATCCATGCCTCGACCCCACGGTGACACCACAGCAGTCGTGCCAGACAGGGAATCTACGTAGAGAAGTTCGTTATCAATCTCCACACGGCCCATGCCAATACGGGAGCCGTTAGCGACACTCAACGACGTATCACTAGACGTGATACTGGAAGTGAGCCAAGTAGTCTGCTCCTGGCTTCGGACATATCCGCGAAGAAACGTCAAAGTTTCCTCGATCAGATCAGTAAGAGTGGTAGGCACCAATACTCCTAGGACGTTGTGATGTACGTAGCAAAATCTGGATACTCGGCAATGAGTGCTGCCTTCTCGGTGTCGGTCACCTCATACTCGTGACCGCCCAAGTAGTAGGCATCTGCTGCCTCGAGCTGAAGAATCCCTGGGAACTCAACACGTGCCCACACTCCGGCAGTCTTTACGAGACTGATGCCTCTACGGTTACCGTGCCACCACAATGCGTATGGCCGGCCAACCTTTTCTTCCACTGTCGGTGGACGCAGGATGTTTGTCACAGCAACTCGTCACCTAGTGAAATGCCTTCATCGGAATCAACTAAGAGAACGACAGCGCCAGCCTCGGCGAGGCTTAGCAGGAGTTCAATCTCGGTCGGGTCGTCGGTTTCGTATTCGCCAGCTTCTACAATTTTTGGCTCAGCATCACCGACGATAAACTCTAATTCGTTATGTAGCACGCGCATCAGCCACCGCCTCCCGTGCCGAAGTAGTAACTTCCAATCGGCCCGGTGCCGACTGAGTTGGTCGCCGCAACGTCGATGCGATAGTTAAACCCGCCGAAAGACCAGCGCGGCTGTGTGCCTTCACTTACATAGCCGGGGTAACTATGGCTAGCGGCCTCCGCAATCGTGTACGACGTAGCAGACGACGTCCGAGTGTGAAGCGTTGCATTTATGGCGCCAGTATCGGTGTCCACCCAATAGTAGGTCAGCGTGAATGACGTGATCGCGGCTCCGCCGTTGTTTGACACGGTCCACGACACAACCACCGGACCATCGCCAATGTTGTTTGCGGCACCGCTACGCGCAAAGCCGGATGGAGCAGAAGGCACCGTTGTTGCGCTCACGACAACCGAACCACTGACCCCATATGCGCCTGTGCCTACAGAGTTCGTCGCAGCCACACGATAGGTGTAGGTGCCATTCGCTTGCGACGTGAGAGTCGCTGTCGCATTTGTCGCGTTGCCGTCCGTGTCAGAAACCGTCGTCCAGTTCGTGCCGTCAGACGAGCGCTGAATCGTATACGACGTGATAGCAGCGCCCCCATTTGATGGAGCCGTCCACGTCACTGTCACAGTAGACCCCGACGCAGATGCAGCCACGCTCGTCGGCGTACCCGGCACCGTGACCGTCGACACGACAACCGAACCGCTCGTACCGTAAGAACCCGTACCGACACTGTTCGTAGCGGCAACACGGTACGTGTACGTACCATCCGCTTGAGAAGTCAAAGTAGCAGTAGCGTTAGTCGCATTACCGTCAGTATCACTCTGGGTAGTCCAATTCGTTCCATCAGAAGAACGCTGCACCGTGTACGAAGTAATCGCTGAACCACCATCAGACGGGGCAGTCCACGTCACAGTCACAGTAGAACCAGAAGCAGAAGCAGAAACACTAGTCGGAGTACCCGGAGCCGTAGCAGCACTAGCAACAGAATACGCTGCTGCAGCAGCAGCAACATCAAGACCAGAAGTACCAGCAAGTTTGTTCAACACACCAGCCAACTTGAGACCAGTCGAGCTGTTCACCTTGTTCAATGCCGCAATGAGAGTCAAACCTGTCGTAGACGCAATGACGTTAGCGGCAGCAGTAGCCGTGAGAGTAGACGCACCATTGACAACAGTCCCAGCCTTCTGATTCAAGGCACGCACCAAAGTCTCGCCAGCCATTACAGCATCACAGCCTTCCCAGTCTTAGGTGAATAGTGAGCACCATTAGCAAACTTGTTTGTTGAAGCATCAAAGGCACTATTCGCCTTCTCACTGATGTCCATTGCTTCACGAATCTGCTTCGTCGAAGTTCCCGCCGGCTGCACACCAGTCGCACGTACATCCCGGTAAAGCTGAAGTTCCTTATCCCATCGCTTCTGTGCAGTCGCATCCCAGCCTTTAGCGGAAGCGGCATAGCCAATCTTCAAAGATGCTGCACGAGCACATTCGCCCCATGTCGAATGATCTTGCGTCTTACATGCACTACGACAAGCCATAACCAGACCTTTCCCTAGATGCCCGTAAGGGCCACCCCGATATATGAGTGACCCTTACGGAACATCGACTAGGAGTTGTTGATTGAGGAAGTTGCCTCGATGCGGTACAGAGCCGCCTCGCGGTAACGTGCCCAGCCGAGTACGCCGTACCAACCCAGCGGGCGGTGACGCATCAACTTGTCCACAATCGGACCCTGAACCACATGCGGTTCTTCAGCAACGGCCTCAGCGAGAGCCTGCTTGCCGGCAATGATGGTGCGGAACACGCGAGTGGTGGACGAAGCACCATCAAGCGCCTGATACATGCGAGGGGTCTCAATGAAGTACGCACCCTCGTACGTTCCGATGAATCCCGGCCAGAAGTTCTCCGAGGCATCGTACTTGTGGAGGTCCTGGAACCCACCCGAACCAGTTTCGGCACGAAGATCGTGCGAAATCTCGGGGTGGATGTAGCAGGCGTACAGAGAACCCAGGCGAGGAACAGCAAGGCCGGCACGCAACTTGGCAATAGCCTTACGAACGTCTGCCGTAGCAAGCGTGTCGTCAGAGCCAATCGTTGCCGTCGAAGACGCATCAGTCGCGCCACCCGTACCGTAAAGCACGTTCGTTCCCTGACGGAGAACGTTCATAGCAACAGAGTCAAGCGAGTCAGCAAGGTTGTAGGCGATGATGTCGGCAGCAGCCGGATCAACGTCAGACAAGCTGAACAGGCCCAACTTGCGGGTGAGAAGTGCGGCATTGCCGTACTCATTGAGAGTGACGGTCACGGTGCTGGTGTTGCTGATAGCAACCGCATCCGGGTCCACGTTCTCAGTGAGGGTAGTGGTTGCCTGCGCCAGATTTGAGTAAAGCTGGAAAACAACAGACGAACCGGGCATGGCCTGCTGCACAGGACGCTTATCAGCGATGTCACGGATGAGCGGCTGCGAACGAAGGGCCATTTCTACATAACGGTCGTACGCGCTCTGGACGAGATTGGTAAGACCAGTCTGGTCCGAGATAGTCGCGGAACCGGTATATACATTTGCCATAGGTGTTCACCTTCTTTCAAGTGCTAGATCGGATAGTTGGAGTCACGTCTCTAAAAGACGGACGGGCCAGACTCTGAACCGAACAGCAGTCGGTTCAATTCAGCCGGCGTAGATGCCGCCTGAATCTGAGCTAGCAGTTGCGACTCGTCCCCGGGAACCGGCTCACCCTGGTCCAAAATGGACTGCATGCGGTCAGCGTTCATAGGGGGGACAACCGGCGTATGAGCTTCAGGCTGCGCTTGCGACGGGGTTGATTGAACCCCAGCAAACACGTCAGCCCGCTCGTCAAGCCAGCGGTTGATGTCGTCACTGCCGCGCAGATCAGACGGGATGAGGTCAGCGATCTTTGAGTTCAAGCCACGCGCGGCAAGAACATCAGACACACTGCGAGTCCGTTCCGTAGAACGGAAAGAATCCAGCTCGGACTCTAGTTCCTTAATACGCTTCGTTGCCGCCTTCTGTGCGGATCGAAGTTGCTTGATTCCCTCGGACTCGTTGCCCTCGAAATCGTCATCGTCGTCATAGAATGACATGACTGTTACACCCTTTCGCTCATTCGTGAGATCGCAACCCACAACCATGACCGGGGAGTCTTGGAAGGCTGTTGCTACCGGACTTGGACGCACATCAGGGCCGGTAGGTCTGACGTGGAGTGGAGCATCACGGAATCGAACCGTGGTCCCGCCAACTACCCTCGTGGGGTTCTAATGGCGGTCGATACCTTCATGCCCCTCCGCTACAGGTTCCTGTAGACGGATAGAGAATTTTGATCAACACCGGACGTGCCGGCAAACTTGGCTTGCTGACGCTGAGCACGAGCACGAGACCTCAACTGTGCTTCCTGATTACCGAACGTGGCCTGTGCAGCCTCAAACGAGTCGTAGTCTTCACCTTCCAATGCAGCCAACCTAGAGTCAGTAGATGCCGTAATGCCGGCAGCCTGCATCCTGTCGTCAATATCTGCAAGGGAACGGGAACGACCGTACGTGCTTGAAGACGAGGAGAAGTCTGTTGCCGTCATAGCACTCAGACGATCAACTTCATCAAGGTCTAGGTTGACCCCGTACTGGCTGGACTTGACTGCCAACGAAACCCCACGGATCGTGTTGTTTGCTGTGGACGTAATGATCGGCATTGCGGTTTCAGAGTCAAGCAGGAACGCTAAAGCGTCCCCTCGACTAAGACCGTAGTAGTCCTGTAGTTGCTGCGTGATCTGACCGCCGGAAGAATTAATCAATTCATTGGCAACGTCGATACGAGACTTCACCTCATCGGGCGACACCTCGGCAAGCAGCAAGTCGCGTGTCTTCTCCGGGGCACTCAACGCATTGGCCTGAACGTCAGTAAGACCACCAGCCCGCAAGTTAATCCTGTACTGATTCTGCTGCGCAATAAACTGGGCCTCAGCATTACCTGCACTCAAGTAGCCCTTGCTGACCAGATCGGCAACACCGGGAAACCGTTGCGCATATGAGACAAAAAGGTTCGGGTTCTGTCGAACGTACGACACCACATCGGAACCACGGACTGCCTGATTCTGCTTCTTGTAGGTAGCGATAGCAGCAATCTCAGTCTGGCTAAGAGCAATACCGTTGTTCTTCATGAGCAACGTTGTCGCGTCCATCCAACGCTCAAAACGTGCTTTTCTTGCCTGTACGCGGGCAGCTCTCCTTTGCGCTGAGGGATCGACTGCCATTACGCCATCCCGAATGCGCTAGCGAAACTACGGTACATGTCTGCACCTTCCTCATCGGCCTCATCGGAGTCCAGCCACCTGTTGTCCATCCGGGCTTCCTGCTTCACCTGGTACAAAGACATTGCCGTGTCCTTGCCGGCAGGGTCCTTGTACTGCAGCACCTTCGACAAGAACGGGTCATTAATGTCAATACTTTCAGGGTCAAGACCGAGACTGTTCGCCATTACCTGAATGTAGGAATCGGCAGCATCGCGTACCGTCGTGTGACGAGTCTTCCCATCAGCAGTCGTCCACGAACCCAACTGGTTCGCTAGTGATGGGTAGTTGCCTTTGGCTCGCTCAGTCATAATGTTGTAGATGTCGTCAGGGTTACCCTGCCAGTTAGGGTCAAGAAGCTGAGTCGACCACTTGCGAAGATTCTCTTTACCGACAGTGATGCCGTTGTCCCGAGCAAACTTCTCCAAGCCCGTGTACACATTCAACGCTTCACCATCGTCAAAGGCTCCCGGACCACGCAAGCCAACAAACTGGGCAATAGGTGTCGTGTCTATTCCCTGAAAGTTCTTCTGGCCTTTAGTCCCGTTGATGAGGATCGCCTGCAACTTGTCCTGCTTAAAGTTGTTCGGGTCATCAAGGCTCATCCAGCCGGCATACATACCCAACTTGGCAATACCAGCAGCCTGCTCAGCAGTAATCTCCACGCCAAGTGTCGCAGCAGCAGCCAGCACCGCATCCCTGCCAGTAGGGATCAGCCGCTTCTCCCACGTAGCGTCGTTGCCGTTCTCGCGGGTGAATGCCTGTTTCCAGCGGTCTGCACTGTTCTTGTACCAAGGAGTTTTGTACAACTCCGTGTAGAACCGGGGAGACGGGTTGCCACTAGGGTCAGTCCAACCGCCGGCAACTGCCCTCTCAAACAGTTTTACCAGATCAGGTTCGGTTCCAATCAACTCCCAAGCAAACCCGTACTGTGCCGCAAGTTGCTTTTTGTCAAGTTTTGGTTTTACTGGAGGATTCTCAGCCATGATTACCCAATCGCTTTCAAGAAGCCGTCAACAAACGTCGTAGCAGCCTGATAGTTACCGAACTCTGGCTGAGACTTAGCCCACTCCGCAGCAAAGTTCTGGGCATCCAACCCACCAGTCCTGGTCTGCGTACCAGCTCCATCGTCGTACACCACCGAAGGGTTTTCTTCCTGAGCATTCTTCAACGCATCACGAAACGTCTTCAACTCGTCAGCGGATGCAGACCGACCGAGGTATGCCTGTAGTGCATCCTGCACCACCCGGTTCGCGTCCTTCTCGGGTGTGTACTGGTAGTAGGTGTTTGTTGATGGTCCACCAGAACCCGGGTCGCCACCAGCAGCCAACGGATCGTCCGAGTTCTCAAACACGGTGTTAACAATGTCAAGAATGGAAAGCTTGCTTTTTCGGTTGATCCACGCACTATTCATCACACTGACGAAGAACGTGTCACGAACGTATGAGTCAGGCACTGGAGTGCTGTACTGCGAGTACCGCTGTGCCGCCTGCTCGATCCGGTCACGAATGTCGGAGGAAATAATTGCCGGGTTGTCCCAGATTGCCTTCGCCTGATCTCTAATGCTAACTTTTCTTGGGTCAAGAATTGGGAGGCTTTGGCCCTGCAAAAAGATGGTTGGTGTAGGTCCAGGCTTGTTCACATACAAAGGAATGTAGTAAGTGGTCGGCTCGCTACCCGAACTCGAACTCGTACCCGTACCGGGTGCATTTACCCCGGGAAGTCCAAACGGATTAGCCTCTGTCTTTTCATCGGCACCTACAGCCATCATTCACTCCCTAAAATGCTACGGGCATTCACAAGTGGAACAAGAATCTGCTTTACAACCAAGGTGGCCTGTGGGTCCGTCTCACCAATTTCAGTCAACCTGATCACCAACTGCTCGCGTATTTGCTTGCGTAATGCGACAGCAGCATCCGTTTGCCCCTCAATGTTCCTAAAACCAGCCGGCCCATTCTCATCTTCACGGCCAGTAGTCCAACGATCAAACACCCGTATCGCAAGATCAATTTGCTTAATCGAAGCAGGGACCGGCTCGGTTGCATCAGGACGTTTGTACCAGGCAATCATCTGACGTAACTCGCCTTCTTCCCCCCCGTTACCGTTAAGCAACTTGTTCATCTCGGTTGCGTACTTCAAAGGGTTCTGATTCAAGTCATTCTCAGTCAGCCAAGGGTACTGTCCCCGCAAATCGTTGCGAGCTAGGGACCGGTATTCGTTGTCGTAGTACTTTGCGCTTGCTTCATCCCCTGCAAGCTGGAAATCAAGGACCATTTTGTCTATGACGCGATCCCGTTCATCACGCTGAAATCGTCCCTCAGCACCAAGAGCCGCCCGAGTAAACTCGTCAATGTCGCGGCTTTCCTTGTACCCGTTCTGGTCGTACCAGTTCCACATGGTGAATGAAAAATCTTCGCCACGTGGAAACAAGTACGTCGAGGCGACAGGGAATCTCTCAACAAGTTCTTGGTTATCCCGAACGAACTTGAAGGTCTCGCTAGATACGGCATTTGTGGTAGCCGTATAAAGGTTGCCACCCAAATCGTTGACGGGCTTAGACTTGGACTCGGTGTAAGCCGTAGCCTGCGGCCCGAAAATCTCCACCCACTTAACCATCGCGTCCACAAACGCTGTAGGTGAATCACCCTGCGATTGCAACAAGTCAAGAAAAGCCTGACGCATACCGACCACACCAGACTGTCGGGCAATCGTCGTCACGTCGTCCATGTAAATCTGTGGCGATGCCGGCACAATGTACCCAAGAATTGTCTTCATCACGACGACCTGTAGAGCAATGTCACCGACCGCCTTTGTGAAGTCGTTAATCTGTGTCACGTCGGAAGATGACTTGGGGCCGAGACCTGCCGCTATTGCAATCGCTGTTGCACCCATGACTGCATTTGCGTAGATACTGTCTCGGTCGTCCTGAGAGAATCCAGTAAGGGCACGGGTCACCCCAGCGGGCAGAACCTGTTTCCAAGCAGACTGGTTAACCGAATATTCGCCCGTCATTACGGACTGAACTCCAGAGACTTGCGGGAACAGCCCGAACAATGTTGCAAGAGGGAAAGACAGTAGAGGGCCAGATAACCCTGGTATGAGCTGGTTCGGGTCAGTCGACGGAGACAACATCTTGAGTTTGCCGCCGATGCTGAATGGACTCAACGGCAAAGTGCCGCCCATGATGCCAAATACATTGCGCAGCGTGTCCCCAAGAAAACCCGTACCCGGGTACATGAAGTACTTGTCACCGTACTGGTCGGTGTACACAAAACCCGTGTCATCTAGTGCGTGATACGTCAAGCCAACTTTCCACAGACCGGTAGGGTAGTTGCTGGCAACGCGGGTCATGCGTCGAACAAAGTCCTCTGTAGCACGGTAGTAACGCGACACGTTACGCATGTTCCAGGCGAACAAGGTTCGGTTAGCCGGATTATCTACGTACGACATTGTGAGACCAAAGGCTCGATCAACGGCCAACTGATTCACGCGGGTGTTAGCAGCCTTCTCCCCGATGATGCCTTTAAGCCAGTTGTAGTACGGGTCCAAGTCTTCAGCGATGCGCAACACATTAGCCATGAAGATTGGCTCTTTAGAAATACGGGCGTACTGCTGTCCCATGACTTCCCAGATGCGATCCATCGCATTGAGATTAGTCATTACTGGAACAGGTGAGTACGACTGCGCATTCACGTATGCTGGGCGATCCGCTTCACTGTAACTCCGTAGATCGTCAAACGTCAGTCCATCAAGATCAATGTCGACAGGCTTGCCCTTTTCCCGTCGAACCACAGTGTTCCACAAATTCGTGTTAAGTTTGCCATCGGCCTTTGCGAAAGTGTTCTGTACCGAAGCGAGGTATCTGTTAGCAAAGTCCTCGATGGTGGCAGTCTTCTCGTAAATTGCGGAGAAGCGTTCCTTGTAACCGAACTTAGTGTCGTTGATGATGGCTTGAACAATCTCGCGCACCACAGCATCGCGCTCAGCAGGGTTCGCTGCGATACGTTGCAGGTTGAGAATAGCAATGCGACCTATCTCGCCATCCGTCTTGACGATTCCAGTGATGTCACGATGCCACCCGAGGTAGTAGCGCAGTGATGCTTCGCCTGCACCGGATACATCTTCCCACTCGTCCAGTGCGTAGCGAACTTTGCCGTCAACGTACGCTCCGCCGACTGCCTTCTCCGCAAGTCGATCAGCAAGGCTAACCGAGCTAGCACTGTTGAGATTCATTGCTTCTTCAGAGATGTCATCTAAGAGGCGAGTGTGCGTGGTCATCCATGCGGCAGCGGCAGCCTGACGGGGACTCATTCCAGTGCCACGCAAGTTGACTTTGCCGTACTTCAATTTGCCAGCAACGCCTCGCGCCCATGCTGTACCGAGGAGGGTCCCCATCTCGTCCGTGCGCCCAGCAATAACGGCAGCCTTGTACGCCTCCCACTCCGCATCACTCATGTACTCACGAACAAACCGAAAGATTGTCGCGTTACCAAACCCGGGGTCAGAAGTCCGTCCTAGTTTGCGATTAATAACACCAAGCCGGCTCTTACTTTTTACCTTACCCGAGAAGCCCTGCTTGTCTTGGTCCCCACGTGCTGCACGAACCAGCGTGCTACCTCTGCGTCCAAGTGCAAAATCTGACCATCGACCCTGCGTGACCCACCACATCGTGTAGTCCTCGATGGCATTACGGGCAACAAATCTTGGACCGGCAAGAGTTCCCAACGACCAACCGTCAGTCAAAAACTGCGCCACGGGGCGAGTAGTCCACCCAAACAATGTCCACCACACGCCAGCCTTCTGCGACACCTTGTCGATGGCAGCGTAATCTGGCAGGCGAACATAGTCCGATGTCTGCCACATGTGGAGAGCATGTTCACGGACCTTCAGGCCGTCATCAGATACCCATTTTGATGGGTTCTCTGTCCACGACTTCTTGCTCACTAGGAATGGGTTTGCAGCCGATCCAGCAGTATCGGGAATACCGTCTGTACGTTTGATTGTTGGGGAGAAGCGTTCACCGAGCTGGGAACCAGTGACACCTACAGCCCGCGCGATCTTGATTCCATCTTGTGCATCTTTTTGGAATCGAGCAATTCGAGCCGAGTTAATTCCACGGGCTTCGTGTATGGAGTTGATCAGACCGTTAACGATAAGGCGACGTTCAGCAATGGTGCCTTCACGGAATGCTTGAGCAATAGTTTGTGCCGTGTACTTTGTGAAGAATGCTCGAGCTAATTCGTACACTTGTTTAGTGTCACGTGCCGAGCCGACGTAAATGGTGTCACCGTTTGGCTTACGAGCGCCAAGGCGCATGAAACGATCTACGCGGGCAGAAATTGCACGCTGCGTGTAGCGGAATGCAGCCGGCCCATTGCCAGACATGCTCAACCAAGAGATCGGGTCAAAGATGTTTCGACGCTCAACACCTTCGGCAGCACCCAAAAGACCCGGGTTATCTGAAACTGTTTCGGCAACCTTAGAAGAAGAAGTATTCGGGAAGATATCTCTGACTGTCTTGCGACCAGCATTATCTACCGGGTTACGAGTAGCCATAGCCATACGGAACCGGTTACGTGCGAACGCAATCGGAAGCGTAGCCATACTGTTTGACAACGTAGGCAAGACAGCACCACGAGTTTGCATGTTGGCCTGTGTAGTTTGTAGACGTTCAAACAGTGGACGCTGACCACGCGCCATCCAACTGTTTGCCGGCATCCCAAGATCATCAACCAGAGAAACTAGCGGATCATCAAGTGCCTCAGCAACAGTTGAATACTTTGCGGCAGGAGATCCGGCAAGGATTCTTGGCGCAGCCGAGTTCTCGTAAATCCACAATGCGGCATCATCCATGTCACGGAGGCCATGACCATTCCAAGTCTCCATCTCGACCAGGATGTCTTCATCAAACTTCTTGCCGTAGTTACGGGATACCGCAGCACGTGCCGCAGCAGCGGCACCCGGCTTTGCTTTACCCGCAGCCTCGGCAGCCTTAATCTCTCTCACCTTGGCAAAGTCTTTGATCAACTGTGCCATGACAATACCGAACTGTGGACGCCTCAAAACCTTGGCAGCAGAATCCACGGTGTTGATCGTCCCGATAGCCGGGTCAATCTTGTTCAGGCTGTAGCGAAACATCCGTGCTGCTCGACCGATCTTGCCAGCATAAAGAGTCGGGTCAACAACAAAAGCGGTTCCAAAGTTTAGGGCACTGGCAGCAGTCACTGCACCCTGTGAAGTCCTAAAACCGGGAAGCAGATTACTGACAATGAGTTGGCCCGGGTTAGATGTTGCAGCCATCTCCACGCCCAGAGCAATCTCTGTGAGTTCTGGATCGGCCTGTGTCGCATCCGTCAACCCACGAATAATTTGCCACGCCTGTGGATCGTTCTGGTACTTGTCCAACCAACGTTGATAAGGGGTAGACCCATCTTCCCCGATGCCCAATTCCTGCTCTTTAGACAAGTCAAGAATCACGTTAACTCGGTATGCACCGTACTTGTCTGAGAGCTGCTGAATCTGCTCCTGATCGTACTTGCCGGTGCTAGTCATGTCCCAGACGTAGCCCAGTTCTTCAAAGGCCCCTAAGTCCTTTTTGGCAATGTCACCCGACTTCGTTAAACCGTAGAGGCCTGCCGTGAAAGTGTGGTACGCAAGACGGTTAGCAGCCCACAAGAAGTCCGTGACAGGACCAAGCGTCTTGTCCCACACCCATGCCAAACCGTTCATAGCACTGTTCGGGTCAGACGCTGTGTCCTTGATCAACTGCTGAAGTCGAGTGTCAAAAAACTCCCCGAACGCAGCACGCTGCACAGGGTTCATTGACAAAATCACGTTAGCCTGCGTCTGTGGGTCTTCCGTGTACACAAACTTTTGGAAGGCATCTTCCATAGCAGACATGTTGATAAGGTTGCGTGCATCCTGAACGGACAGCACCTGTGTCTGTGCCAGTGCCTTCTTCAACCCTGGGAACTGGTCAAGTGACTCGGGACGCTGCTGGTAGATCATCGTCAACGCATCAATGTGTCCCTTACGCTCTAGGGAAGCAATACGCTTCACGCTAGACATCAAGGGGTCTTGACGTTCCGAACCGTCCATCCACAGGCCGCCCGAATTAGCCAACGGGTCAGGCACCATACCGGGAGTCGGCTCATACAAGCCGGCATCCACATACTTCTGACGTGCAGCACTTTTCTCTCTGCCGTAGATAGCCTCGGGAGAGTAATCCTCATCCCACCTGATGTCAGATGAGACCGTTTCGTAAACGGTGTCGTTGCCTACCTGCTGCTTCACGTCACCAGCCGCGACTCATGGCCATTTGAAGAAACGAATTCAACTGGCCCGTGTCGTCATAGGGTGCAAGTTTGCGCAAAGTCGCCGTCAGCGAACCGTCATTCGCAGGAACGTCAGTGATCGTCGGCCCTGGTCCCGGACCAAACGGGGAACCTGAAGTAACCGGTTCACTAGGACGCTCAGTAGGTGCGTACAGCGGCGTCACCTGTGGAACCATCGCGCTAGACGGTGCAGCAGTAGGAGCCTGCATACGTGGAGCAGTCGTACGAGTCTCAGACATTCGTGCAGAAGTCTGCAACTCCATCATGTCCTGCCCTTCACCGTACGGTCCACCAGACATGTACCGGGCACCCTGCCGGCCATCCGTACGACGAGACATCGAGCTGGGACCAGACACGGGGGCAGGGTTGGAAGGCTTGCGGTAACCACCATGACCTTCAGCCATTCTCGTCCTCCGTCAACTTCTTAATAATCGTGTCTGCATCGACCATAAACTCGGCCTTGTCGATCTCTTTCCAGTCCACCCCAGCCTGCGCTAACGCAAGATGGTTCATGGACTTGAAGAAGTCTGTTGCTGCGGTAGCAATGTTGGAAGCAAACATGAACACGGCAGCAGTAGTGTCACTGTTCGTCCAAGGTGACGCTGTGACAATCTCAGCTTCATCATCTTCTTCCTCGATTACGAGGTCCAGATCGTCGTCGTCCACGTCAACTCCAATGAGACTGTTGTTACCATTTCACTTTGTCGGCCCAGTACGCGGCAGACATTTTGCCTTTGGCAATGTTGCTTGCGTGGCGGGCTTTGAACGCTTCACGACGTTTGCGGTACGCCTCCGATTCACCGGACTTGCGTGGTGAACCGGAGACCCCCTGCTGACCAAATCGGATCGTCTTCACTACATCACCCTGTTTAGCCACAACAACATGCGACTTAGTTGGATGGTTAGGTGTGCGCTTGGGCTGGTTGTAGCCAGTCACTCCTATGCGCTTTAGGCGAGGATCAGTCATATTTATAGTACGTGTCCAGCGCGTGAATGATCTGTCGCTGCTCTTTTTTGCTGTAATCCTGCCAAGTAGGATTAGAAGGCTTCTTAGCAGATTTACGAACTTTAAGCTTGGGCTTAGTTGCAGGCTTCTTATTTGAAAGATTATCCTTGGGCAACATTACTGCGTCTTAAGGTTAGGTAGTTTCTTGCCAGCGTACTTAGCGGAAACCTTCTTGCCGATAGCCGCAGGCTCAGAAGCCTTATATGCAGCGGCCTGCTTCTTAGCAAGGGCTTTCTTAGCAGTACCCAAATTTGGTAGAGAAGCCATACCCGGCTTCTTAACGGCATCAACGCGAAGACCAATCTTATCTACTAAAGCCTTACCGCCGCGCTCGTACAAACCGGCATTGTAGCCACGAGCATAAGCAGAATTTCCTCGCTCGTAACCTTTATGGTTTGGTGAGCCACCAACAGGTGCCTTCTTTGAGGCTTCGTATCCAAAAGAAAAACTGCTGTTAGGACCGTAACTGGTTGTACCAATCTTTGTGGGACCAGTACGCTTTGCGGCTTTTTTTGCGGCAGCCATTACATTCCTTTCCGGGGCTTGGGCTTGGTCGTCTTAATGACAGGGGGCTTGGGCTTGGGCTTCTTTGGACCAGAAGTTGGCTTCATGTTGTACATGACTACTTCTCCGTCTTGACGGTCTTGGGGGTCGACTTAGTAGGAGCGTTGCCGCCCTTAGTGCCCGTGTTCTTCACCGGGCTACCACTTACTCCCTTGACACCGGGGGAACCCTGACAGTTACACCACTGGCACATCAGGATGCTCCATTTCCTGAGCCACCGAAGCCACGAGGCTCAGGCAGGTTCTCGTGATTCAGTACAGCGTTCGCTGTCGACTCAAACTGATGCGGCATGTTTGACGTGTTCGACACGGAAGGAACACCCTCCATAGTCGGGTACACGTTCGCGGCTGCCACGCCGCCTTGGTTCGCGGGCTTCTTAGGTGCCCCGAGGGGAAGAATTGCCATTGTTGTTCTCCTATGCAATCGGTGTGCGGCGTGAAACGGATGCAGAAAGATTTGGTTGCCCACCGCCGGTAAGACCAGCGAGAAGGACATTCAGGTCGGGGCGACCACCAGCCGGCAAACCGGCCTGCCCTGGTGCCACACCCTGCAACTGGCCCATAGGACTCATCCCGGGGACACCTTCACCCGGTGCGGGTGGAGCCATACCGGGAGGGGACGATGGGGTTCCCGCATCTACCGGTGACTCAACACCCGCACTGGGCGGCTGCTGGGGGGCGAACGCTTCCACAACGAGAGCCTCAATGGGCTTGTTCCGCAAACGGCCCTCGATGATCATGGCGAGACGCTTAAGAATCTCACCCGGGTCCTGACCGTTCTGGGCAAGAACTGGGATGGCTTGCGCGTAACCGGCAACTGCTTGACGCAACGCTTGACGCATGTCTTCCACGTCCAGCTTTTGCTCCTCCTCGGTCGCGTTCAACGCGAACGGGAGCTGCCGGCGAAGCCAGTCTTGAGAGATGAGACGGTCCCCACGGGCCTGTAACCCAAACACCAAAGCGCGGTTAGGGTCCAGGCCCGCCATCAATCCGTACTGTACGTCCACCGAATGATCTCCACGGATATCTTTTTCGGGGCTGTACGAGATTTCAAACGGGGTACCGTTGTCATTTCCTCGGACTGTCTTGCGTTCCATCGGCCAACATGTGTCTTCTACAAGGAAGCACAGTTTTACGAGGTCTGTGAAAGCCTCCGCGAACATGGCTTGTGCGGTACGCACTTGGGTGTCGAATCCACCCATGAGTGCTTGTACTCCACGGCCAGTCACAATCGAGGCGTCAGTGTTGCCGGAACGAACCTCGGGGTAACGGGACCCTTGGCGTAGTTCGTTGTCCAGCATTTGTTGCTCAGCGAAAGCACCATTAGGAATGTCTAGGCTGATGCGGCGAATCTTCTCCGGGTTAGCGGAGCGCAGTACGGCATCGGAACCCATAGCGAGTTCTTGTACATCTTGGGGGAGTGCGATGGGTGCCTGAACCGACTTCTGTGCCGCTTCCAACGCAAGCAACGCGAAACGTGCCTTAGCAACCTGGACAGCGAGAACGTCATCGAACTGTCCACGAGGTTCATCGTCTAGTCCGGGACGGCGCACCTCGACCGCGAGGCATTTACCTACCGGGTTTTTGGTGCGCAACAGTTCAGTACCGGATGAACCGGGGAGGAACAGTATGTCCACATCGGCATCGTGGTAGCGCACAACCTCAATACGGGTCGCACTGACACCGGCATACTTCTCGATCACCCGTGCCATCTCAGGGAACTTCGCAATCAAGTCATCTACGTGGTAGTAGATCGTCTGAAACAGTGCCTTTACCCGTTCACGACGGTCACGCACCATGTAGCAACCAACAGGATCAAGCCACTTGATACGTGGCATGTATTCTTCCCAGTCGATCTCGACGATTGCCGGCACAAACCCGTACGTGACGTAACGGTCAGCGGCGGTGTACATCTGCTTCTGCGTCTGCGAATACACGACGTAGTTGCCGGCGATGCGGGTGCGCTTCTCCGCAAACATGCGGGCCTTGTCGGACACACTCGTAGAGCTGGAGCAGTTAAACGACGGCAGGGGAGCGATCACTTCAGCCAGGTCACGGGCCGCAACATCCACCATGTTGGCAACGATGGGCTTAGTAAACGGCCCATCTTCGGGGAACATCTCCGGGAACACGTTACTCATCTGGCCTTGACGGACCATTTTAATGTCCATCATGCGCTGATCACGGTCACCATTGGCCGTACGCAGACGACGGTATAGTGCCGCGATCTCAGCAGTGCTAGTCACTCGGCCTCCTACGCGCCAGTAAATGAGGTGTTCGGTTCAATACCAGCCAAATCCACGATGTACCTGTTCTGTACATCCCAGCGGGTAGCGAACGAATTACGCACATGGGTGCGTGAATAGTTAGTCATAGCGGCAATACGGTCCCGGCATGCTAGCTCGGTAAACCACAAAGCCATCACACAGTCAGTCTTTTGTGTTTTCGGTGCAGCCGGATGCCACGTCACCAGTTGCTCAATGAGAGCCTTCGTTGATTCCGACACGTGCGTGGACGGCAACTCGATCAACTGGCGCTTGTCCTGCCAGCCGGCAAACATTGTCGTCATCGACGCGACACCAAAATCCACGTCATGCTTATTGGAACCCGTGAAATGCTCGCGCAGAATAGAACCGGCACCGGCAAGGAACTCCCGCACCTCACGGTCCTGAGTCAGCATCGACTGGAAAGCGTTCTTCTCCACCCGCCACTCGGTAATCCCATACTTGGAAGTCCAGTCGCGGATCAGATCACGAATACCATCCGGCGTCATGCCCTGCTTATTCGACACATCCAGCACGTAACGTTTCTGGGTGGAAGCATCCAACCCCACCACCACCGCAGCCGTATGCCCAGCCATAGCCGGGTCAAGACCAGCGACCACAATCAGCCCATCCATGCCTTCAGGCCGGCAATTCGCCATACCTTTCGGCATCACCCCCGCAAGACGGTTCCCGTTAATCGAGGCACGCACCGCATCGGGGTGAAAAATGGCATCCTCAGACACCTGCTGCTGCATGTACACCAAAGCCCACGTGCGCGGCGACATTCGTCCACGCTTCTTCGCCAAACGCGGCCCATCCCATTTAGGCCACAACCCATCCGCACCCGGCTCATGGTCACGTTCGGCTGATTCCTGCACATTCGTGCGGGGCCACAACGTCACCCAATCTTTCGGATCATCAGCCGACTCCAGCACCGCCGGCATCGACAGATACGACCAGGGGCTGCCCTCATCCGGGTAGCGGGTCTCATCCGTCAGCTCCGAATACAAATCTTTCGACGCCAACCGGGTACCCACCACCAGAAGCATCCCGTTGTTCGACAGACGCGACATGACCTCAGCCTGAATCCAGTCAATCTGCTTGTCATACTCGTGCGCGTTCGTCATATCCACGCAGTCATCCATAACAATCAAGTCAGCGCGTGCCCCATACACGTGGCCCCGGATACCAAGAGCCTGAACCGTCGGGTCCTTCTCCCCAGAATCTCGACCCTCAGACGACACATAGATAAGGTCCTGCGTCCACGAGCCATCCCCAGACTCAAACCCGCCAGCCGGGGCATAAGAAGCATGAAACGCCGTATACCTCGGATGAGTTAAGCGCGTCTTAATCGCATACAAGAACTTCCGCGCCATCGCCAAAGTCTTCGACACGATGATCACCCGGATATTCGGGTCCAAAGCCACCCGGTACGTCACATAGTTAATCGTCAACGTCATCGACTTGCCATGCTCCGGCGGCATATTCACAATCGCCAGATCACGCTCACCCGGCTCAAACACCACCCCATCCGGCTGCCAAGCAGGTGGACGCCCCTCCATCAAATCCACCACGTTCTGCATATGGGGAAAAACCCGCGTCCCCAAAAATTGTTCAGAAAACTCCGCAAACGTCAAAACCGGCCTATCGACCGCCTTACGCATCCCCCGAGCCGCATCCACCCGCGCCGCAAACTCCGGGTCCTCCCGGCGCCACCGCTCATAAGCTGAAACCGCTCGACCCACCCTCGTCAAAGCCTCACGGACAGTCACACCATCCGCAATATGCTTCAACACCTGGACCTTCAACTCCGCAACCGGAGTGCTCTTAGTTCTACCCGACACAACACACCACCCCTCGGTCCAATAAAGGGCACCCAAAGGGGGTACGAATTTAGTCAAGGCAATAAACTAAAAGTCAAGGCCCAAGTCTGTGTACTAACCGTGCAAAAGACAGACCTCACCCATCTGCAAAGCAGACCAAATCCATCATGGTCCGATCCCGGACCCAGCCAACCCCCTTAAAGGGGTTGGTATGTACTTACAGTGCGAGCTGCTCGCTAACGCTCGCATCTCTATACATATATAAGTGCATGAAAACGTCACCTAAACTGTCACCAATGTGACCAAGGCCACACAAATTAGTCACGACACGCCGTAAAACGGCACACTTATCCACAGAAACCCGAAACTGTGGACAAAACCACAACCACCCCCCAACAACAAAAAACCACCCCAAAACCACCCCAGCTCGACCCTGCCAAATGCACAAAAAATTACGGCAAGGGAGCACGTACATGTTACAAACTATAATTTAATACCCTAGGGTCAAGTGGTCGGCGAATCGTACACGTGTGCCACCTGATCGGTGGGGCATTTGACGCACAACACGCCACCGGGGAGGGGGTGGGGGACCCCCCGGGGCACCGATTCGCGCCCCCCGGGGGTAGGTGGGAAGACTCTCCGAGGTCCGGCGGGTGTTGTCTGTAGTAGGTGACGGGACCGGACTACCTGCCGGGGCCGGTGTGTAGTGCGTGCCGATCTTCGGACTACGTGCCACCGATCCCGAGACCTGCCGGACCTGCCCGCCGATCACTTGCCGATCATCTGCCGGGGTTCGTCTTCCGGCGTTCGGCGTTCGGCGTTCGGTGTGTTCTCCCGAGGTCCCGAGGTCCGGGATTCTGCCCGGATTCGTGCCCGTGTTGGGTGTGCGAATTGTCCAGGTTTTATTCGTACGATTGTTCGAATAGTGTGCCACCTGGCGCGTGAGCTGGGGATATTTTCTGACGGTTCCGACACGGTGGCAATATTTTTTTCGGTATCTATTGCAATATCTCCCCGAATGCCTCATACTTGCAATATGCACCCGTTCGGGTGCCACTATTGGGAGGTAGTTTCATGCTCACATTGTCAAGAATCCGCACTAAGTACACGGGCGCCACGAACACACGCGGGGCCACGATTCGGGCCACGGGTCGTATGGGTTCGGTCACGGTTCCGTATGACTATGCGGCTCCCGATCCTCACGAGGTCGCCGTGCGTGCCCTGCTCGGTTACGACCTGAGCGCGTGGGGTGATTCGGTAGCGCGTGTCGGTCAGACTCGCTCGGGTCGGGGCTACGTGTACGCGCTCGCAACTCTCGCCCGTGAGGTGTCGGCATGATTCGCGGGGGTGCGCTAGTTGACAAGGGACGTGCTCAGAATTCGGACGCGTTCGCCGTTCGCCCGGACCTATTCACTTTAGAGAATCTAGAAGACTTAGGCGGGGGGTGTGTCCGTCTCGTGCGGTACGTGGATACCCCGGGCATCTCGTGGCAGGTCGTGTATGGGGAAGAATTCGGCCCCGTTGTCCACTTGTGCCCGGTTCGCCCCGATCATTCGCCATTCACGGGTGAGACACCGGACTCGGTGACGGTCATTGACGGGTTTAATTCAGTCCGCCGTGCGCTTGCCGTGTGGGAATCGTGGGCACCGGCCCACCGGCCCCCGGTGTGTTCCGTGTGTGGTGTGTCGGTGGCGCCCGGTTCGGGTGTGCCGGTGAATGAGGCTTGGGCGAATATGACTGGGGACCTCGTGTGTCGTTCGTGTGTAGTGGGTGCCGAGTGAGCGCCGGGGTGACCTGCCCGGTGTGTGACCGGGAGACACCCGTACGGGTGGACACCTCCCCGGGTGCCGAGGGTGGGCGGTTCGTGTCTCGTGTGGTGCCTCACGGGCACGTAACCGAGCCGGACCCCTGCCCGGGTTCGGGTGCTCGGGTTCTCGCGGGTTCGTTGTCTGCCGTGTTGGGTGAATTGGCACGAGATGCCGCTAACGGGTCACTACCCGGTGAGCACGACCCCGAGACGTGTGAGCAGGTGCTAGCGGGTGTCCGTGAATTGTTCGGTGCTCTCGCGGTGGGGGTGGCGGTGGGTGACTTTCACGTGCCGGGGCACGTGTTCGGTGACTTGCACGACCTAGTGCGTGATCTCGGTTACGTGTTGGGGGAGGTGACGGTATGACACGGGAGCAATATGCCGACCTGATGAGGTGTGCGCTCGCGGTGGTTACGTGTGACGAATGCGGGCGTACGGACCTCTCGGGTGAGGAGGTGGCCTTCGGGCACGATTGCGAGTCCTAGCGGGTGTCCCGTGCCCGGGCGGTGTGTGCGTCCGGGTGCGGGGTTCCCGTTAGCGATAGGCGCTAGGGGATATGGGAGGTGTGTGGCTATGGGTTCCGATAGTGGCGGTGGCGTGGGTGCCGAGTGGTCCGGGGACGTGTGTGAGTCGTGCTATCTGACGGCGTGTGGTGCCGGGGGTGTCGTGTGGCAAGACGGGGACCCGGAACCCCTCTCAGCGATACCTAACGACGTGGGGGGGTGTTTCTTCCCCTATTGCGAGACGTGTGAACCGTGCGGGCACGAGGTGTGCCTAAGCGGTGGCGTGTGTGTGTGTTCGTTCGCCGATTCTGCACACGGGTTCACCTGGTCGGCGTGCAGGGGGTGCGGTTCGGTGCGGGGTGGGGATCGGTACCCGGTGGCCCTACTTACCCCGGGAGCTGTCAAGAATCTGGGTGCTAAGTGATTACCCGTGAGCCGGTGGCGATTGTCGAGGACGAACGTGGAACCGTGCGGGGGGATCGGTACACGGTGACGGTCACACGTCTACACCGTGACAAGCGTGACGGCGTTCGGTGGGTTGAACGGTGGGTATGGGGGTGGCTAATAGTGGAGACAGTTCCCCCCGGTCACGTCCGAATCGTGTCTAGTGGGGAAGACATGTCCGCCGTTTGGTCGAATGACGGGGGCACTATATTGCGAACGCTTGCCGGATTCTTGGATGCTCACGCCGAGTCTGACGGGTATCCGGGTTCGGAGAATTTGGACCTATTTGATCACCCGTGCGAGATATCTGCACACTTAGCCCAGATGATCGGGGACGCTATCGGGTGGGATTCTTGGGGTGAAGACTAATGAGACTCACAACACGGGGCCGGTTCGTGCTTATCGTGTTGGCGGTGGCCCTCGTGTGGGCGTTCGCCAGATTCTGGCCCGTTCGTAACGTAGCGGATTACGCCCCGTCATATAACGGGTGTGCCGAGGTCCTCGGATATGACTACACGGCAGGGGACCCCCTGCCTGTACGCTGTAGGCAATATGACACTAGAGGAGTGGGAGGTAATGATCATGAATGATGAATTTGTCGAGGTGCCCCGCGTGTGGGTGGGGTGTGTGGCCTGCCACGAGCTGGGGAATCTCGTGGGTGAATGGGTTGACGCGGTGGGGTGTGAGGAATTCGTGCCGTGTGATCGTGACGGATACGGGCACGGGGATCGGTGGGTATTCGATACCGAGAACCTACCCACGGGGGAGTGTTCGCCAGACGAGGCTAGTCGGGTGGCGGGTGAGGCTCTCGCGTGTGTCGAGGCTACCGGTGCCCCTCTCGGTGCCGTCTGGGCGTATTGGGAGTATCGCGGTAACTACCCGGACGTGCTAGATGATTTCCCAGAATCGTGGGCGGGGGAGTGGGATTATGCCGCTGATTATGCCGCCGAATCTGTCGAGTCGTCCGGCGATATTGAGCGGGTGCCTAACTATCTGCGTCGGTACATTGACTACGACGCGCTTGCCCGGGATATGGAATTAAACGGGGACATCACCTGCCATATGGCACCCGGTGGCGGGGTGTGGGTATTCCGCTAGGTATCATGGCAATATGACACCGTGTCGGTGTGCCCGACACCCGGGGGAGATTCTCCGGGTGTGGGGTTCGGGTCACGGTGGCCCGTATTAAATGGGAGGTAAGTAATGTCTACAGATACATTTGAGACTGTCGAGACGGCACGGGAGACGGGTGTGGCCCTATCGGTCCCGTCAGGTGCGCTACGTCATATGCTCGGGGTGGCACCCGTGTTCACCGGCAAAGACTTTCCCGTAGCACTTACGGGCGTTCGCCTGGAATACGAACCCGGTGTGTTCCGTGTCGTGTCCACCGATCGTTACCGTCTGGCGGTGGGTGAGCTGCAGGGTGAGCACGTGACCGGTTCGGACGTGACCCCGGGTGGCGTGTCGTTACCCGCTAAGGCTTGCACCGATATCGCTAAGGCCCTACCCAAGGGCAAGCGAGAGGATAATCTCCCCGTGTCGGTGCTCGTGTCGAGCGACTCGGTGACGGTGACCGTCCCGGGTGAATGGTCCCGGACTGTCAACACTATGTACGAACAATTCCCGGACTATGCAAGTCTCGTGAAAGTCCCCGAGGGTCCGGCACACCCCACGTTTGGCGTGAATCCTGTCTATCTGGCAGACGCGGCAAAATTGGTCACGGGTAAGGGTCAATTCATGAAGTGGCATGTAGGCGGGGAACTCAAGCCCATGTACGGGGAGACTACCTCCCCGGCGGGGGGCACTAAAGTCTCGTGGAAGTACCTACTAATGCAGGTAAAAATAGGCGAATAACCTGCACACCACACCGCACCCCCCGGGCACACGCCCGGGGGGTGTCGTGTTGTCCGGGGGAGGGTCACACCCGGACCCTGTAGGGCGTGTGTCGAGACGGGCGCCCGTACGGGTGACCGTAACCCTCCCGGACCCGACACCCCGGGGGAGTGCCCGCCGGCAGGGGTTCGGGGTTCGGGCCGGCTCACCTGGTCACGACCGCCGGCAGGGTGTGGCCCGAGCTGCCCCCGCCGAATCCGCGCCCGCGCCCGGGGGGTTGGGGTGGGATGAGGTAGTGACCCCACGGGGGTGAGGGGTGGGATGTGGCAGTGAAGCAGCAGGTGGGATGTGGCAGTGACTTTGCGACACGCCGGCATGTCTTTGATTGTAATATGCCACAAGTCTGATATGTTCTCCGTGTTGCAATATGTACCGCGTACGGTTTGACCCCTCTACACCCGTGGCTTTGAGCCAATGGATGCCTCCCCCGTCCGGCTCGTCACGGGTGTAGTGGAGCCGAACCGTTCGGCACGGGGGGAACTGGAAGGGGAGTATCCGTGGAATACCCAACTTGGACTGGTTCTGAACCCTGTCAATCTGTCGGTGGAGACATGTGGTTCCCAGACGATCCGTTCGAGGCGAAGACTTTGAATGTTGTCGCAGCAGAAGTGTGTCAGTCCTGCCCCTCGATTGAGCCTTGCGCCGAATGGGGTATCGCTCACGAGAAACACGGTGTGTGGGGTGGGTTGAACCCAGCTCAAAGAATCTTTATTCGTGCCCGCAGGGGTATTCATGTGGATACCCCTAACCACACGGCGTGGATTGAATCCATTGCCGGCTTACGTGCTACCGGAGGTGCTGCATGATTTGTGAACCGTGCTTGCAGGGTGGTTGGTGGAATACCCAGTGGCGATTGAGTAAAAACTTTTTGTATGTGCAGAAGTCGGTTGACATGCACATGCAGTGTGCGGGTTCGTCGAAGTGTGTGTGTCAGCACGCTGCCGGCGTGGATTCTCTCGTGGTGAGCGATGTCGCAGGCTAAACCCTGGTCGGATGCGATCACGGCCATGCCTGTCGAGGCACCTGATCACCGTTGGGCTGGCCCTACCGAGAAGTGTTTGTGTGGTGGTCGGCTGATGTGTGTGGTGTGCCAGTTTGATGATGGCGAGATTGGTTCATACATGCTGGACATGAAGTGTCTGGAGTGTGGTGCCGTGTTGACTGCACCGATCCCGGATGGTGTCAAGTGACTGACATTCGACTCGCAATAGAGAACGCACGCAGTGATGCTTCACGTACAACGAAGGATCGTGTCGTTGCACTGCTCGGACAGTGGGCCACCACACACCCTAACCCTGTTGTTACTGACGAGTTGTGGATGTTCGTGGAGAAACTACGCGAGATGGAAGTGCGATGATGCTGCCCATACTCGAGCTGTCATACTTTCTGCCCATCATTGACGAGTCACGTGTGTGGCGTGTCTCTCGTGACTTCGAGCGTCCTGCGTGTGCTGACATGCTGGCTAACGATCTCGCTGCACGAGGATGGCACGGCACGGACAACCGTTTGATGTGGTCGATTGTCTGGCGTGAATCACGCAACGATCCCGAAGCAACCGGTAATGGTGCCTACGGTTTGACCCAGATACAGGCAAGCGTCTGGTCTTCTGCCCCTTGGTGGGACTGGGACACGGTGCTTACCCGTGCCGGCAACCTACGCATGGCACGTGCCCTATACAACGAGCACGGATACCGTGCATGGGGTGTGAAACGTGTAGGTGACGGGTGGGCTATCGACTCACGAGACTATGCCGGCTGGTCTTCTGACCAGGTGCAGGCATGGATTAAAGACCCAATCACCTTGTTCTGGGGGATGTACCCGTGCGAGGTAGCACCGTGAACACACCCGAGAAGACAGACAGTGAGCTAGCCGACGAGTACGACGAGTCGATGTTTGACTACTGGCGTGAACGCTTCCTGTTTGATGACGACTAATCGTCTTCGTCATCCCACAAGTCATAGTCAGTGTTCATGTAGGCCCGGTACGCGCCACCAACGAACCACCCCACACCTGCACCCACAAGCACGAGGATGACACTGAGGATCACACCCACGGTTTCTCACCACCGAGGTTGTCTGCAAGTTTGCGGAGCACGTTGCGGAGCCGGCGTCTCATTGTCGAGTCAGACACCTGATACATCGCTGCCAGAACTTGCATGTCCATGCCACCGTGATCGAACCTGTCGTGCAACAGTTCCCGGTCAGCTTCGGGAAGAGCACGCACCCCGTTCGACACGTCCACGAGGATCGCTAGACGGTTGTTCCCCTCATCAGGACGAGACTGTGACCTACCGGATGCCTCGTCTGTAGACGAGCCGAACGTCCACGATTCCTCGTCGAACACGTCGGGAAGAACGTCCACAAGCATCGCTTCAGAGTAGAAGAAGTGGTCTTGTGCCATCGTGCTGGTCTGCTTGCATCGTTCTTTGATAGCCCAACGCATACCTGCCCGGTACAAGGCAGTGTTGAGTTTGCCTTTACCCACCTTGCCTTCTTCCCGCCACCTGTCTACACGTTCAGGGTTAGCACACATCCATAAGAACATTTCCGAACGGATGTCATCGAAGTCGATCAGTCCACGCTGGATGGATGTAACCCTGCGGGCCACCCCGGTAGCAATACGCATCTCCATATCAGTCAGAGTGATTGTCGTGGCTACCACGTGTACTGATCTCCTTCGATAATGAAACTCTTACGCTCGATAGGGATAGGACAGGGAACGACTTTGCCTTTGTCTTCGTACAACACACCGAACCCCTGTTGCCAGTTGTGTGTCTTGGCATACGTTGCCTTGGTCATGTCCATCAGGTTGCCTACCTCGAACCCCCATAGGGTGCGAGTGACTCGTCCATTGACTGACGTGGTGTGGGGCACTAGCCCCATGCGGTGCGTGTGACCGCACACGACTGACGCACCGACCTTGCGTACGAGGCCGGCGGCTGTCTGCCCACTGACCTGGCTGGTACCTGCTTCGTCCCCGTGCATGGCGAACCATCCGGGTGCGAATGAAAAGGCTTCCTTATGGAACTCGATCCCGAGCTGGGGGAGTTGGAGGAAGTTGGTGAGTTCGATCTCGGGTAGCCCGAGCAACCCGGGTAGTCGTTTCATTACCGAGTTGAATAGGCGGTCGGTGTGATTAGACCGGATCATGTGCCCAACCTGTAGGTCTTTGAGCACCTGCACTGTCTCGTCACGGTCTTTACCGATAGACCGTTCCCATTCAAGAGCTGTGCCTGTCGACCATCGGGAGATTGTCTGAAAGTCCATCTCGTCACCGATAGTGAGCACGATGTCTTTAGGTTGTTTCAGGTCGCTGATGGCTTGTGCAAGTGCTGCCACTGCACGTTTGTCTTGATACGGTACTTGCAGGTCGGATACAACCCATATTCTGCGCATAGTTTCGTGTCCTCATCGCTGTTGTGTCACGCTAGTCTTGGAAGTGTGTTGCGGTTCCTGCTGTGATTGCTGCTACACCGTGATGGAATAGCACGAGGTACTCACCTCGACCGTCACCCAAGTACACGACCCCGTTGTTCAGCAGGCTGCGGGTGATCTCGGTGATGGATGTGTTCTGTATGACCATGACTTTGCCGTCAACTAGAAAAATGTGGAGTTCAGGGTCCACCATTTCTGATGCCGGCGGCAGGTGCATCTGGTACATGCTCACTTGTCGGGCCATTGCTTCCTGAGCACGAGCACCGCGATAGCGGAATAGTTGAGCAGGTCCATGAACGTATCTTCAAGGGACTCGTAGTTCGCGTCTTGCCCATTGTCGATTAGGTGTGCTGCCCGTGCCTGCTTGTCCCACATGCGAACGAGTAACCCTTGCAGGGGACCGAACGGGGACTTACTGATGTTCGTGGGACCGTAGTCCTTGTGCTTCTTGAGAAGGAGAGTCTCAGCTTCGTCAAGGATGTTGGCTAGGAACAGTTCGATCCGTTGTGTTGGTACATAGGTACTTTTGTACGAGGTTAACGGGTCGGTGGAATCTTGGTAAGAATAGTTTCCTGAACTGAATCCACCTCGATCACTATCAACCCGAGAGCCTTGACCGCCCGCAGGATGTTGTCCCAATCCTGTTGTTCCATTCACAACTCCACACTCCTTAGTACGGCATCTTTGCCACCGTTTACGTACAAGTCATTGACATCCATGCCCGAAGGCATGGTCACTGCAACTGCGGTCTCTACTTCTTTACACACGGTCTTGCCGAATTGCCTGCCGGCTTCATCACCGTCGCACATAACAATGACGCGCCGGTAGTCCTGCATCAGTAGACGGAAGTGGGGTTGCCAGTTGTTTGCACCCGGCACACCGACAGTGGGTAGCCCACACATGGTGGATGCAGTGATCGTGTCGATCTCCCCTTCACACACGTACAGGACAGGGCTGTCGATGGTCAGGTCACGGACGTTAAACATCTTCGTCTTCGCGCCTGGTCGAGACAGGTACTTGGGTCCGTCACCCGTGAGTGACCTGTATCGAATGTCCACTACACCAGCAGGTGTGACGTAAGGGATAGCAAGACGGTTCGCATAGTCGCTGTCACCGGGATGGTCACCGGCCACGTAGCCGAGACGGAACGAACGTGCTGCCACCTCGGTGAGTCCTCGAGCTGCCAGATAGCCGGCCACCTGATTGAGTCCCGCCACGTACCTTGCGGTCGTTTCCTCCAACAAGTTCCGTGCAGCGTCGGTAAGCCTCACTCCACTCCACCCCCTCCACTGCTTTCACTACACCCACAACGTCGCCTTTCAGACCGCAAGACATGCACGCAAACCCACCCGTCTTGTCGTTGACCCGACACGAGGGTTTTTTGTCCGGGTGCAGCCCACATTTGATGGTCTGCCAACTCCGTTTGGACGCCGGCAATGTCCATCCGTAATGACTGAGCACTGTCCACAGGTCACCTTCTTGATAGATGTAGGAGGAGGTCACAGAAGTCTCCAAGTTCGATACATAGGTAGGTCTTCTCGATGGACGAGTTGCGTCTCTTGATGGCTGATACCCCGACTGCTAGTTCCGGGTAGTCGGATGCGTGAACCCGATGTGCCTGATAGTTCAACGCTTCGATAGTTGCTTCCCGCATGAACCCTGACAGGTCAAGGGCACGGGTGTTTTTGCACTCGACAACGATGGCGAGGTCTCCGAGGCGTACCGCTAGATCACCTTCGTCGTTGCGTCCAGTGCGTGCAAGACGGTCAACAGTGAATTCCCTACCTCGTAGGTAGTCACGTGCGTCCACCTCGAACGCGGAACCTTTAGCCTTGTTTCGTTTGTTTCGTGCCGACAGGTCAGTCATCTGGTTCCCAAAGTCGTATTATCCAGATACACACGTCGTCTCCTTCATCCAGCTTTTGCCACTCGGTGTCGGTTTTGGGTACTACTTCGTGTGTGTCACATTGGGGGTGGCTAATCCATCCCATCGCTATGCCATGAGTGACCCATTCCTGAATTGCTTTCACCGCGCCTCCATGTCACCGAGGTGCATTCGTGCCGGCTCATAGGACAGCCATGACACGGTGGAACCGGAATAGTCAGCAGGTCCGTAACGGTTTTTCACCGCTGCCACACCCATGAATCCAGGTTGAGAGTTAGTTACCGTGAGGATCAGTGCAGGAGTCTGTGCCACTTTGCCTTGGATGGAACTGCGTGGTGGTGCAGGGTTTCCGCTGGACGATTCACTCGTGTGGTGCAGCACGAGCAGGGCACTACCTGTCTCACGTGCCCACCATTTGAACTCCCGCAGCAGGCTTCGCATCGAGTTCCATTCGTCCCCGTCACTGTGGGTACAGTCGAGCAGGTTGTCGACGACAATGAGTTCGGGGTATTGCCCGAACATTTCTAGGAACGCTGCAATCTCCAGCTCAATGTCGGCTAGTGATGGTGCTGACTCGAAACACCACCTAATGTGGCTTGCTTCGGCAAGCACGGATGCCGCCCATGCAGGGTCAGACATGAGGGGTTCGATCATGTTCTGATCGGTGTCAGTGATCATTGCCGCTAGGCGTAGAGCCATCGTGTCCGAATAGGTGTCTGCCGAGAAGTACAAGGTGGGTCTGGCTGCCTTCAGTGCCCAGTGCAGGGCGAACGTGGACTTACCTGCCCCTGGTGGGCCGGCAATCATGGATACTTCTGCACGCCGAAGGCTGATTTGCTGGTTGGCAAGGGTTGTGTAAACAGTGGGCAGGGATGCTGCCACTTTTGTGCCGGCGGCAATAGTCCTGTGCAGGCTACGCATTCGCTATCAACGCACCTAGATAGTGGGCTACGTTGACTGTCACTGCGTTACCGCATTGGCGGTAGCGGTGTGAGTCTGCTTGTCCGACTGTCCAGTCGTCAGGGAATCCTTGGAGTCGTTCACATTCAACAGGTGTGAGCCGACGTACGGACATGGGGTGGACAGCAAGAACGGTGGCACGTGTTTCGGTTGCGTTGTCAAAAGCATTCAATGTTGGTGACACCCCCCCCTGTACCCATGTCTCATAGTCGGTGTCATTCATTGCCCGTCGCGATTTCGTCCATGCCTCCACTGAGCACCTCCAAGCAGTCAGTGCAAAGGTGGTGTGGTCCTATGTCGTCGCCGCAGTTGCAGCAGGTTTCCTCACACGTCATTTGGTGTACGGGATCAGCAGGCCGGCGTAAGCGTCTTGCCCGTTGTATGAACCCGGGTGTGCTCCTTGGCATATTGTTCCTACGATTGGTTGCGTGGGATGATTACGGCTGGCATTCGTCGCTTCTCTGGCATCATCTGGCCTTTGACCAACATGCTCACGTCCAGACAGTCGCTGGTTTGTGTCCCGTCCCAGTAGGTCGGTGTGTGTGTGTGTGTGTGTGTGGCTATGCCGTCAGTAGCGTCTGGTCCGTCACGCAAGCCCTCAACGCTGCGTCCAGAGCTGCCGGCAGAACCTTGCCCTTGCGGGTAGAACGTCTCAGGATTCCAGCGCAAGCCTTCTCGCTCAACAAATACTTGTCTGCCACCATCGGTAGTAGAGCGTCCGACAATGAACACTCGACGACGACGTTGGGGCACTCCGAAGAACTGCGAATCCAACACTCGCCATTCGATGTGGCGATACCCTGCGTCGGCCATCGCAGAGATGACGACCCCGAAGTCTTCTCCGTCGTTGCTTGAAAGAAGTCCTGGCACATTTTCCAGCACGAACCATCCTGCTTCGACATGCGTTGAGAAAGCGAGTGCGTCCCAGAACAGACCGCTTCGCTCTCCGGCCAGTCCAGCACGCTTACCTGCCCGTGAAACGTCTTGGCAGGGGAATCCTCCACAAACAAGGTCTGTTCGACCCACGAGTCCGATTCTGTTAGCCCAGTCAACTGCTGTCCTCACATCGTCATGGCGAGGTACATCGGGCCAGTGGCGGGTAAGCACTCCCTGTGCGTGCTTGTCTATCTCCACTTGCCCAATGCACTCGTGGCCTGCACGTTCCAGACCCAGATCGAAACCGCCGATACCGGCGAACAGGGATACGAACCTCATGTCAGACAGAGATTCGCTTCTTGCACTGCACTTCACGCGGTGCAGCACATGCGTAGAACGCACGGAACGGGTTGCCCGTGGACTTCGATACCCCTGCGGGGATCAGCTTCATGGGCTGTCCGTGGTCACACGTCGGTGCGTTGCCTGCTGGGGCCGCCTGTTGTGCAGGTGGCGTCCATGCCGGCTGCGTGGGCGTGGATGGTGCCCACTGGTTTGTGGGGGGAGCGAAAGGCTCAGCCTCGATGACGGTTCCACCGAGGGTGGAGACTGCCTGAGCGGTGCCGGGATCGGTGGTGAGGGTCTGGATGAGTCCGATAGCGATAGCGAATCCGGGGTTGGTGGCTGCGGCATCTGCGATAGCCACAAACCCTTCGACTGTTTCTGCCCGCAGAGTGAGTAGGTCCCCGTTGATCTTTGTCGTGAACGACACGGGTGCTTCAGTGTGTGCCATGAGTGATACTCCTAGTGTCATATTGCGTTAGTGGTTTAAAAAAGGAAGTGTGTACGGTGCAATGCCTCCTACGGCATAGCACGAGGGTGCGACCTGACAGGTGCCACACATGGAGGTGACGTTGGGGAGGAACCGTTCTGAGCGAACGGAGTCCTCGAACATTGACAGCCACCATGCGAGCATGTCGTCGGTGTAGTGGTGGAGAGATTTGAACCCGCTCACTGTCCCTTTGCGGGACATGAAGTAGCAGCCAAGGTCGACGTTGAGTCCACCACGTTGGCGTAATCCAGCAGCGTAGATACCGAGCTGGGTGGTTGATGCCGGCTCCCGTGAACCTGTCTTGAGGTCGCAGATCACCAGTTCACCGTCGTCGGTAACAAACACTCGGTCGATGAATCCTTGCAGCACGAGGTCGGGTGACTTGTCGGTTGCGGGGGAGGGGTTGGGGAAGGACAGGGTGAACTCGTATTCAATGTAGGGGCCACCGTCTTGCTCGTAGATGCTCCACCCGGAAGTGTCACGCCATGTCACGTAGTCGTTGAGCATGAGCAGCCCGTTGGCTGCCCACCACTCACCGTCTTCCTTGTTCGGGTTGTCTTTTGTGGCCCTACCGCCTGCGCGAATAGGCTTGGTGAGGTCTAGTTCGCTGCGGTGTTTGTCCCATGCGGTGGCCCAAATCTCGGGCAGGGTGTGTGCATCGCCTAGGTCCCACCATTCGCTAGCGGTGTGGAATGCACTGCCGCCGGCAAGCCACCATGATTGTTCTTGTGCAACCTTGTGGATTTTGGTGAGCCGATACTTTTCCCCGCAGGAAATGAACGAATCTAGGGACGAATAGGACAGGGTGTTTTTCCCTGTCAGGTCTTTGACGCTTGGCCTACTCATTAAAAATCCACATGACCAGGTGTCCCTCGTTGGTGACGGCGATGATCTCGGCTTCCCTGTCTCCAAGGTTCAAATCGAGCAGGGTTGTGTTGATGGTGTCGAGCGGTGTGTCGTTAGGAATCACCATCATTGTGCCCCCTGCAAGTTCCACGACCCTGGGAACAAGCGGGGGAGGGCTTTCATTGTCGGTGGTATTCATGTCGTGAATCATTCCCCTCGGTCCTCCATTGCAATACGCGACACGCCGTTTATGAACAAAAAAAATTTTTGTTAGCCCATATACGGCGTGGCGAGTTGCGTGATTGAAAATGTATAAAAGAATGTCAGGGTGCGGAGCACCCATGTACTTAAGTACTTATAAGTACTTAATGCTGCACCCCGGTGCAGTTCAGGCAGGGAATTTTGTGAATCCGGGCCTGATGGGTGTGCCGTCCGGGTAGTCACCGGGCTGGTCTGCGGTGACGTAGAAGAATCCTGGTTCAGACTCTGGGTCGTAGGCCACGACAAGGTTGTCGTCTTCCATTCTGATCACCCAAGAGTCAAACTTTTTTTGCTCATCAACTGACAAGGTTCCACCCGCCCGGACCCGTCCAAGGTTGCGCAGCATTCGCACAGCGGTGGCTTGCTGATGCTTGGCTTTGACTTTCCACGGGACCTCGATTTCGTATCGGGGTCGCACTTCGGTCAGTCCAGCACGGGATAGGGCAGCCGCAATAGCGCCACGAGAAACCTGATTACCGGTTTCCTCGTACACTAATCGCGTAATCTCGTCGTGGCTGTACCCCCGCTCTACCCAAGTTTGTAGTGTTCGATTATCTGGCAACAATCTTTTAGCTCCCATAACGGATGCCCCCTTTTTTGTTTCGTGGGTACATCTTGCATCAGATGCTTGCATATACACAAACCATATTGCAACAAGTTTCACAAAAAATACCCAATGAAATTTTGCATGGTAAAACCGCAGGTCAGTGTCCGAGGGGGGACTTGAACCCAAGGGCCATATTGCGTAATATCTGACTTGTGGTGTATCTTTCGTGGCAGGTTGCAATCAAACAAATGTTCCAGAGGGAGATATTACGATGAATACTGCTTACCTGCATGATGCGATCACGGAGTTCCGTGATCATTCGTACGCTCGTGGTTTGGCAAAGAACACCATTGAGAACCGTTTGCAGGTTCTCAACAAGGCTCTTGACCTGTGGGGCAATATCCAAGTCAGGTCGATTGCCGCGAGGCATATCGACATGTTGTTCTCGGTGAACCGGTGGTCCTCGTCCACCTCGAACCTGTACCTCGGTCAGCTCAGAATCTTCTTCGACTGGTGCCGTGCCCACAAGTACATGCCGATGGACGAGGACCCCACTTTGGGTTGGCGTTCGCTGCGGGTGGAACGCAAAGAAAAGTTGCGGATACCTGTGGCCCAGTTCAACGATCTGTTGGACTCGTGCCGGCATCCCCTGGATCGGATGGTGTGCGCTCTGGGCTTGTACACGTTCCTGCGAGGTTCAGAGATGTCCACCCTACGGGTGGAGGATGTTCGACTGCTGGACAGTGACACCCCGGTTCTGTCGATCTACAGGCACAAGACGAAGGAAGCAGACTCGCTACCGATCTGCGAAGAACTCCGGGTCGAGATACATCGCTGGTACGTGTGGCTGACAGCCACCATCGGTATTCCACAACCGCACTGGTACCTGACACCACGCCGGCTACCGGACTCCAAGTACTTCGGTGCGTCCCGGATCGCGGAAGTTCTTGAACCTGTCGATCCGACACAACAGTTCACCCACCCGTACCGGGCTGTGCAGCGTGCCCTGAAAGTTCTTGACTACCCGACCCTTGGGGAAGGGGAGCACACGTTGCGTAGGTCTGGTGCTCGTGCCCTGTTTGATGAGCTGCGACTCCAAGGCTATGACGGTGCCCTGATGCGGGTGTCCTCGATGCTTGGGCACAAGTCCTCGAAAGTCACCGAAACCTACATTGGTCTAGGGCTGGAAAGGCAGCAGCGAAACGAACAGTTGTCCGGGAAACTCATGTTTCCGTCAGTGGTGGAAAGTCAGGTCATTGACGCTACCGACAGGTTCGGGGGAGTAGAGTGGGCGCTGTGAAAAGGACTGTCACCGTCACCATGTGCGACCTGTGCGGGTCGGAAGATTCGCTAACGGTCACCATCGCCGTTGCCGGCGAACAGCCATTCCGGGTTGACCTGTGCCCGGAGCACCGTAAGCCGATAGATGCTCTAGTGGGTCATTCGGCTCCGTCTTCTGCTCCCCGAAAGCCACCGATCCGGGTGGTGCCCGTGAATCAGTCCACCAAAAAGACAACGACCCCCTCTAAGAAGGGGAGAATCAGGCTCACCTGACACACAGGTGGCCCGTAAAGAGGGCTAGCAGCCCCGTAGACGAGAGAAAACCCCCGGCTAAGGTCCTTAGACCTAACCGGGGGTTCGTCGTCTCTGAGGGCTTTATAGGCCCATACTGCCAGTCACATATTACTGATGAGTAACATGCAGGTTGGGGATCATCCCCCCTTTTCCCAACACGCCTTAGCGTCACGACGCCAAGCCAGCAAGGGACGCAACGTATCCACCTTGCGACCACGAGTCGGAAGCCACGACCTCATACCCAACTCAGGGCCACCATCCGTCCACGACGCATGACGAATCAACCGAGACCAGGTGCCACGGCCTTCAGGCCAACTGGTGCCGGCAATCTCCTTGATGGCACACGTCAACCGGGCAGACAAAGCCAGCATCTCAGGGGAATACTCATCCAACTTCTTGCCCCACACGGCGTGCTCAGTACCCCAGATGTACCAAGAACCCACGTTCGCCGGCACACCAGCCTTCGGCCACGGGCCACCAAGACCACTATGGAACACGGCCAAAACAGAATTGATGATCACCTTGTCGTCAGTAACGACAGCGTTGCAGTAAGGCTTCGCCTCACCCGCAGCATTCGTCCAGTCAATCGCACCCTGGTCAACACCCACCAGATCGTGATTCATCACAGCACGAGGGGCACCACCAGTCCACTGGTCGCCCCGCTTATCCCAACCCGACTTGAACTCGACATTATTCTTGCCAAGCCACTTGATCAGGACCTTCTTCGCGTTCTTCGTATCGAACGTCACTTCTCACCATCCGGGGTAGAAACAGTTTGCGTGCCCGACTTCCATGCGCCATACCGGTAGTCGGAACGATTCGCGGCATTCAATGCCGGCACAATCGCAGCAGCGAGAGCTGCAATCACCCACGTCTGCCACTTAGAAAAAGA